AGGCTGTAGGCATAGAGTCGGGCGGGTCTTGCTCCATGAGATTTTCAAGCGCGTTGAGCATGGCGGTGAGCGTCGCCACGGCGGGAGAGGATACGCCCGCGACGGTTTGGTAAAGCTCTGAGATGTCGGCGGCCAAGTCTTCCGGCGTGTCGGTCAGGTCATCGATTTTACGCTGTATTTTTGATAGCAAATTTGAGGCGACAGTCCGGCGCTCATCGTCAGTAGCGGCCAACGTTAAAACATAATCGGCAAAATATTCAAGGCTTGAGAGTACGGAGTTTTTCGTTTTTGTTTTATCGGCGGCTGTTGCCATGGTCACACTCCATATTGTTCGGCGTATCCTGCCTCGGTGGCCGTGCTTACAGCGGTTATTGAGTCATCGATATCGGCGCTATCCGCCGTCGCCACGACAGGAAAAGTCTCTTCTGACGCGCGGACAAAATCGATAGAGAATACCGCACGCCGCACGCCGTCAACAAATTTTTCCACCTGGGAAAACGAAAGCGGGACAACCTGCATATTGCCCCATCGAGGGTGTGCAAGTTGAGCCGGTCCCTTTTCGCGTAGCGCGTTGAAAAATCTGTCGGCCTGCTTATCGTAATCGGCGCCTGAAATATAAACCTCGACCGGGTATTTTTCGGCGGCGAGGCCAAGATCCTGAATCGACGGCAAGTCTTTATCGGGCGCTTCCGATATCGATATTTTTCGCGTGCCATTGCGGGATAAATCGTCGAATTGCAGAGTAAAAACAGTACCATTCGGGGAGGTATATTTCAGCGTGCGAAGTCGATCTATATAACTCATCTATACCCTGCCTGAGCGCGTCCGTATGCGCCTATATTTATATTTATTCCGGGAGCCGCTCCTGTCTGTTTTGTAGTCGATCCAGGCGGCAATTGATTCAGATTGACATCGAGCGTTGAACGATTTTCAGTCATTGTCCGACTTTCGATGGCGACAACGTTGGGCGACATCGGTACGGATTTTTGTGCCGGAGCGAGCGCATTTTTAGGAGCTTCGTTTGTCACTGTCAAATTTACTTCCGGCTGGATTTTGCCTAGTGGCGCCACTGCCGGAGCAAATGGCGAAGATACGGGTATGGCAACCGTGCCTAATGGCGAAGTAATAGAGGGAGGAATAACTATCGGCGCGTATTTTGAGGGGCCGATAGGGAAGACTGATTTTTGACGCGGCGCGTTATTGTTAGGCTTTTCGAGCGATGTATTTTCGCCCGTGATGAGCCCTATCGCCGATCCGCCGCGCATCGTATTTTGAAGTTCCGTAATTTTCGATACGGCCGCATCGAGGCCAGAGGTATCAAAGCCAAGCAGGCCGCCTATTTTCGAGGCCGCCCATATTACTGCTTTTACGAGTTCGCCGAACGTGCTTAAGAGCGAATCGGCCACCGTCATGCCGATCATTTTCACAAAGCCAAAAGCGCCTTTCGCGCCTGATTTTATGCCTTCCCAAAGCCAGGAAAAGGCGGAGCCGACGGCTTTGACACCTACAGATAAAGCGTTTTTTACCTTGTCCCAATTTTTGGCCAGTAGAACGATCCCACCGATTAAAAGCGAAACACCTATTACAATGAGGTGGAATGGATCAAGGGCCGCCGTAATAAGCAAAATAGCGTTATACGCCATAGCCGCGCCCTTAACTATTTTATAGGCCCCCACCGCCGCGAGAACGGCTGGTATCAGTCCCGAGTTCCACATCTTTCCTACTATCTCGATGCCCTTACCGATTTTATCAAAATAAGTGTCGAGTTTTTGGCCGATTAAATCTTTGTTTTGCGCGATCCACTCCGCGCCTTTTTGTAGTAGCGGACCAACACTCTCAACAATGCGACCTAGGCCCTGATTCGCAAAACCACGCGCAAGGCCTTTGAGGCGGTCGAGGGAGTCGCCAAAATCGTCGCCCGCTTTGATCGCTTTATCATCGATCACGGCTCCGT